AAATGAATAAACAATCAAAACAGTTTATTACAGAATTAGGTAAAACTGAAAAAAGAACCGTTGTAACAGAAGCTGAATCTATTCTTGTAAATGAAATAGCAAAAACACCTGTACGAGGTTATGAAGTATTTGCTCAAGATGTTACACTTACAAGACAAGGTTATTATCGTGCTTGGATTGGTTTAAGATTACCAATGGGTGAGTTTAATAAGATGTATAACTATACTGTAGAACAAGCTGTAAATGCATACAGCACTAAAACAGAAGATAAAAATGTATTTGATGACTTTATGTCTTCTATAGAGGAAGGAGAAAATGAGAATAATAGTGTACAGTAAAAACAATTGTATCTATTGTACAAAGGCAAAAGGTCTTTTAGATAAATTGAACCTTAAATATATAGAAAAAAAATTTGAAGATTTTGAATCTGTAGATGATTTTAAAAAAGACATAGGTAAACAAGTAAGAACTATGCCACAAATAAAGATTAATGGAAATCTTATTGGTGGGTACAATCAATTAGTAGAACACTTTACTGAACAAGGTTTAGTTAACTTTAAAGGAGAGATAGTTGAGCGAAGACAAGGATAAAGAAAACATTAAAAATAATGTTTTACAGTTTCCTAACAGGATGGCAGGCCAACTAGATAAAGGTCAAGATTCTTGGAAACTTGATGATTTGTGGGAGTTTACTCCGAATGGCAAATCATCTGGTGATGAATTTGTAGATGGTGAAGATGTAAGTCAACAAGAAAAGTTTGATAATTTTGTTGATTCTTTAGTTGATGAACTATCTATAGGTTTTATAAAAACCTTAGTGGACGCTGGCATAGATATTAATGAAGAATATTTTTATAAAGATTTAGCATTTGTATGTGAAATGTTTAGAGGTTTATGTATTAGAAATTTTGGACAAAAACATATTTCACAAAGAGTTATGGACAAATTGGTGTCTTTACGAAAAGATTTAGAAGGTAAAATACAACCTGTTATAGACTATGCACCTATATTAGATGAATATGATTATAAAATTCTAAATCCAAATCAGTTAGTTTTTGATTTTTACAAAGATGATATTGAAATACAATTTCAACCTGATATTGAATGGCCTGAGGATGACCAATGAGTATATTAGTTGACCTAAATCAGGTACTTATTTCTAATGTAATGGCACAAACCAGAGGCCAAGAAGAAGCTAACCTTGATATGATACGACATATGGTTATCAATTCTATCAGAGGTTATAATCTTAAATTCAAAGAAGAATATGGTACACAAGTATTATGTTCTGATTCTGCCAATCCGTGGAGAAGACAATTATTTCCACATTACAAATACCAAAGAAGACAAGGCCGTGATGAATCTACCACAGATTGGGATGATTTATTTGCAAAGATTATGGAAATCAAGGAAGAGATAAAAGAAAACTTTCCTTATATGGTATTATCAATAGATAATGCTGAAGCAGATGATATTATTGCAGTCTTAGTAAGAGAGGCCAACCATAAGAAAGAACCTGTAATGATAGTATCAGGTGATAAAGATTTTATACAATTACATAAACACGAGAATGTCAAACAATTTGCACCCATACAGAAAAAATTTGTAGGTGAAGGAGTTGACCCTAAAGTATTCTTACACGAACAAATAATAAAAGGTGACCGTTCAGATGGCATACCTAATATACTATCAGATGATGATGTATTTGTTACAGGTGAAAAACAAAGGCCAATCAATAAAAAAAGATTAGAAGAATGGTCAAATCTAGACAATATACCTTTAGGAAGTCAGACTAAAAAGAATTATGAGAGAAACAAGAAGTTAATTGACTTGGAAGAAATACCGATTTCTATAATGGAAGATATTATAAATACTTACAGGAATTATGAGATACCTAATAGGTCTAAACTATTACCGTATTTCATGAAACACAAATTGAAATCGTTAATGACTAATATAAATGATTTTTGAAATTGGAGAATAATAATATGGCAGAAGTACAACAAAACCCACATTTAATATCTAAGAAAGCTATGGAACAGATGTCTACAACAGCTGGTTCACAAGCTCCTTTAATGAGTGAAGTTTTTAAAAAGGTTCACAATGCAAAAGTTAAAGCAACAAAGATAGATATTCTAAAAGAAAACGATACACCCGGATTGAGAATGATAATCAAAGGTGCATTTGACCCTAATATACAATGGGATTTACCTGAAGGTACACCACCATTTATAGCAAATGAGGCACCAGTAGGCACACAACATACTACTTTAGAAGGAGAATCTAAAAGATTATGGCATTTTGTAAAAGGTGCTGACCCTTCATTAACAAAAGGTAGAAAAGAAACATTGTTTATTCAAGTTTTAGAAGGCCTTCATAAAGATGAAGCAGAAGTTTTAATCGCAGTCAAAGATAAGGTATTGCACCGTATGTTCAAAGGTTTGAACGGTAATATGGTGAAGGACGCTTTTGATTGGGATGAAAACTTTATGCAAAAATCTTAAAAAAGTGCTTGACATACAGGCTAAACACCTGTATACTGGATATCAATTAACTGAAAGATTATATTATGGACTATAGCGTAACATTTGCAAACTTTAACGGACTAATAAGAGTGCCTTTTGATATGAATCCTAGATTTTCACCGATTGATGATTTAGAATTTAAAGACTATTCTCAAAAGTTATTTGATGAAAGACATAATGAGTTTAAAACATTAGGTGATGAAATATATTTTGAATCTGATGTTTCAAAAGAAAATAGGTTAGTCCAAAAAACAACTCATGCATTACAGATTACAAATGAACCCTTTTATAATGTGGTTGATTTGGGATTAGAAATACCTGATGACATTATAATAATGCACAAAGGTAAAGTTGAAGCTTGTTTTGTTGCAATGGCAAGTGGTTGGAATCCAAGTGAAGTTAAAGGTATGACACTTGAACAAGTACATCAACCAGTTGCTGATAGTGAGACACTTAGAAAGGCAAGTGATGGTATATGGCGTGCTATGACAAGTGGTAAATGTTTTCATAGATATACTTGGGCTATAACATCTTTAGATAGTTTGAGTAATCATCCAAGTTATGAGAGACCAGAAATTAAGTCTTTAGATGATTTAACATTTAGAGTAGAACATGAAAGAACATTTACTGTAGATGAAGATACAGCTGCCTTCTTAATAGATGTAGAAAGATATCCATTAAATTTTGTATTAGAAAGAAATGGTGGCCTATTAAAAAGATGTATCAATAGTATGACAGATAATGTTTTAGAATATAAAAATTTGATAGAGGTAAAGGAGTTGCTAAATGAAAACAGTTAAAAAACTACCTTTTAAATTAGTACAAGTAAGTTGGGTTGATATTTCATCAGATTCATCTTGGCGTACATTAGATGAAGTATTAGCAGAAAACCTACCAAGATGTTTAAGTACAGGCTATCTAGTAAGTGAAAAAGATGATGTAATAAGATTGGTTAGCGATTTTATATTTAATGATGACGGAACCATATATAACTGTGGCAGTTCTACATGTATTCCGAAAAGTGTTGTTCAAGAAATAAAGGAGGTATTATGAGCAATCAAGTGAGCAAAGAAATAGACCAACATTTAAAAAAACAATTGGTAGAAGCACCAAAAGTTTTAAGAAAGTTTTTAAAGGAGAATGAACATTATTCTCCTGGCATAACTTATTATACTGGCTTTTGGGGTCAAGATATCAAAGATAATCTTACCGAAAGACAGGCAGAAAAATTAACAAAACAAATGGATAAACTATCTGAAAATCTGGTTCTAACATCAAGAAAATTACCAGACAATATTGGTGGTTATCATTATATTGCTTATGTCAAGAAGAATTGATGTATTAGAAGAAATTCTAAAAGAATTAAAACAGGAACAAAAAGAGACTGGTGATTATTTGTGGAGGAATACATCAGGCTATAAAAATATGTATCAAATATTGAGAGAGTTGATATTAAATGAGCGTTCTAAAAAATCTAGTTGATTTATTATTTCAAATACTTATAGGTGTATTTTTTACCTTTTGTGTATATACAATTGGTACATTTTATCCTAACGAATATGTTATTAATAAAGATAATAACCCACCATTTAGTTACACAACCGAGACTGAATTTTTAAGTGAATTAAGAGAGTGTGTTGATTTTCAAAACCTTTCTGTACCAATGCACAAAAGAATACCTGATAGTATGATTTTTGCACAAAGTATTTTAGAATCAGGTTGGGGTAGAAGTAGAGTTGCAATTGAAGCCAATAATCTATTTGGTATTAAGTCATTTGATGAAAGCAGACCTCATATACACGCCTTAGAAAATAGAGAGGTTATGTATAGAGTTTTTGAACACAAATGTGAATCAGTCAGATATTATATTGAATTGTTGAATAATCATTCGGCATATAAAGATTTTAGAAAAATGAGAAGGTCAATGTTAAAGAAAGGGCAACCACTTGATTCTAAAAAGTTAATACTCACATTAGACAAGTATTCTGAGACAGATGACTACGCCACAAGAATTGTAAGAATTATTGATAGAATAGAAAACATACATAAATAATAGTATGTTTTTAGCATTCTTAACCCTAATTAGTGGTATATCACTATCTATCATTGCAGCCGGTTATTCAATAATTGGTTTGGCAGCTTTGTTTGCAGGTGCAACAACGGCCATATATGCAATGGGTGGTGCATTAGAAGTTGCAAAGTTGGTAGTTGCAAGTTGGTTATACAATAATTGGAGAAATCCAAATCTACCAAGAAGTATAAAGTATTATTTGACAACATCTGTTGTAGTATTAGTTTTTATTACATCTGTTGGTATATTTGGGTTCTTATCTAAGGCACATTTAGACCAAGTAACACCAGAAAATAATAACAAATTACAAATACAAATAATTGATGAACAGATTGAACAGAGACAAAAGGTAATTGACCGTTCACAAAATCAATTAAATAAAATGGATGAATTGGTATCTACTCAATCAAAAGAATCTAGTTGGTTTAGTAGTAGCTCACAAAGAGCAAACAACATTAGAAATAAACAAAAAGATGAAAGACTTGCTTTAGAAAAGGCCATAGAAGACAGTCTTAATAAGATAAATGAATTATCAGACAAGAAATCAGGCATTCAAACAGAACAATTAAAGTTAGAAGCTGATTTAGGTCCGATTAAATATGTGGCAGAATTTTTATATGGCGATACAGCAAAAGACCACTTTGATAAAGCTGTAAGAATTATTATTATTATTTTAATATTTGTGTTTGACCCTGTTGCAGTATTAATGTTAATATCGGCAAACATAACATTTAGAGAACTAAAAAAACCAAAGGAGACAAATACTAACAGAGAAAAGTTGATTGAGATTATTACGACTAATAAAAAAGATTGGAAAAAAGACCGTGATTACACCGACTTTATATCAAGTTTATCAGAAGAAGAATTAATCAAATTAAATCCTGATGAAATAAAACTGAAACTTAATCAGATTTATGAATGGGGTAAAGATGAGGACAAGTATAAAAACAATGTATAACAAAGGAGGATAAAATGTACAAAGTACAGCAATTGTTTGAACTTAACCAAAAAGAGTATGATAAACTATGTAGTATACAATGTATTAAAATAATTGAAGAGGAGAAATCGCCTGTACATTTATCTCACCAAACAGATGATTTTGGTAACGAGGTATCCAACCAAGAATATACATATAATGTTACCATCAAGAGCTTTTTACCGAAATCATTAGCAGAATCACACGATTTAGACCAATTTTTATTGTCGGTAATGTACTAAAATAGTGTAAAAAAAGTGAAAATAACGCTTGACAAATGGCTTGTTTTCCTTTACCATGGACAGTAATTATCGTGGAGGTATAGATGATGAAAGACTTTATAGAAAAATTTGTAGAGTTATGTGATATGATACCAGATGTGGTTAAGGCCATAATTATGGTATCTGTAATTTCAATTTTCTGGATATTAGTATTAAGATGAATATCTTTTATTTGAGTAAAGACCCTGTAGAAGCTGCTCAAATGAGTTGCGATAAACATGTCTGTAAAATGATTGTAGAATCGGCACAGTTATTAAGTACCGTGCATAGATTTTATGATGGTAAAGAATATTACGATAAGACAGCTAATGGTAGAAAAATAAAAAGGTGGAAACATCCTGATAAAAAACTTGAAAAAGTTTTATACAAAGCAGGCTGGCTAAAACATCCATCAACAATATGGTTGCTTGAAAGTGCATATAACTATAATTGGTTATACAAACACATGATGGCTTTAGGTGATGAATTTACCAAGAGATATGGTAAAAAACATTTGACTATTGAAAAGATGAATGATGTTTTAAGAAACCCACCTAAAAAAATACCACTAAATAAGCTTGCAACAGAACCAACACCTGCTATGCCAGATGAATGTAAAGTAGATGGTGATTCTGTAGCAAGTTATAGAAAATATTATATAATGAAGAAAAGAAGTTTTGCTACCTGGAAGGCACCGTCAAAAATGCCAGAATGGTATCAAAAAGGAGTGAAAAATGAAAGTTAAAGATATATTTAAATTAATCGTAATGATACCTATTACTGTTATAGTATCATACGGTGTACTAAAAGTTATGGAGTTAATAGTCTTATGATTAGAGAAGATATGCTTGAAGCGTTAATATCACACGCTCAAGGACACATAAAAAAACATAGAATCAATGTAGAAGTTCTTTTAGAAAAAACAGCTGGTATTGCTGAACATCCAGATGTTATTGAAACAATTGAAAAAGAATTGAAAATCATTGCTGAATATGATGACCAAATTGAAATGCTTGAGAAGTATTTCGGCGATACAACACCAAGAGAAGAAATATTATAATGCCAACATACACATTTCAAGATACAGAAACAGGTGAAGTATTTGATAAAATACTAAAGATATCAGAAAAGGATGATTTTCTTAAAAGTAATCCTAACTTGAAATCGTTAGTAACAGGTATAAATATAGTTGCAGGTGTTGGTGGTATGAAAACCGATTCAGGTTGGAAAGAAAACTTATCTAGAATTGCAGAAGCACACCCTACAAGTGCATTAGCAGATAGATATGGTAGTAAATCCATTAAAGATGTAAAAACCAAACAAGTAATTAACAAACATTTAGGTAAGAAGTAATGAGTAACGATATACCAGATTATATGCGAGGTTTTGATTTAGATGAAGATTGGGGTTTTACTCCAGTTATATCTAAACCTGAATCAGATGAACCTAAAATTGACCCTTCAGTTTTAGAAAATAGTAATATTGAGATTGCTAAAGTTAAGACAGATGTCTCTGATATTAAGAGTATGATGAATGAGATAATGCAAATAGTTGCTGAAAAGGAAACGATTACAAAGACAGAGACAGATGAACAAACACAAGCTAGATTTAAAGAAATAGAAAAGTTGATATTGCCTTTCTTATATAATCTACAAAAAAGCGATGAGCCATATATTCATTGGCCGAATCGCTCACCTATAATTAAGGCTCAAATTGAAAAACTTTTAAAGTTAACGAGAGATTAATCAATCCACCATTGACAATATGTTCATATTGATATATAATATTCATTATAAAATATAAGAAGGTACAAATATGAGTGAAGATAGATTTATACATACTGAGGTGGACACATCTCTTTTACCAGATACAAAAGGTAAAAAAGTAGAAGGATTTAGATTTTATGATATTGATGGCAAATCATATCCATCAGTAACATCAGTTTTAAGTATTAGAAAAACTGAAGGTCTTAAAAAGTGGCGACAATCCATTGGCGAAGATGTTGCTAAATGGGAAATGAACAGAGCTGCAAGGCGAGGCAAATCATTACATACTTTAGTTGAACAATATCTAGGTAATGAAACACCATCAATTAGAGATGTATTACCATTAGGTCTATTCAGGTTGATGAAACCATATCTAGACCAAATAAATAATATCAGATTACTAGAAAAAATAATGTATAGTAAAGACTTGACTATTGCTGGTCAAGTAGACTGTGTGGCAGAGTATAACGGCAAACTATCCGTTATTGACTTTAAAACATCCAATAAAGAACGAATAGAAGATTGGGTGGAGAACTATTTTTTACAATGTACAGCATATTCAAAAATGTATGAAGAAACATTTGATGAAAAAATAGAACAAATAGTAGTTTTAATAGCTGCAGAAGATGGCACAATGACATCTTTTGTAAAAGAACCTAAAGACTATATGGACACATTAGTACAATCCATAGATAGTTTTTATAAGCATGCTGAAAAGGAATTACAAGTCAATGTATAAAAAGGATAG